TGAACGTGTACCCGGAAGAAACGTGGCGGATGTTGCCCAAGATTTACGAAGACCCGGACCCGGAGGTGATTACGCCATTCGAGGCCAGTTGGGATGAACTGGAGGCCAAGCACAACCTGCTCCACTACATGCAGCGGGCAGACGAGCTCAGCGGCGTGGGGCATTACGGCGTCATCCTCATGGGCCTGAATGACGGGCAACCCCTACACATGCCCGTCGATGGGTTCAACGAAGACGGCACCGTTACCACACCCCGGCAGGGCACCGAGATCATCTACCTCCGGGTTCTGGACGAATCGTTGGTGGACATTGCCAGTTGGGAGAGCGACCCAACGAACAAGCGGT